CTGCATCTGGATTCTTGCCAGCACCTCCATCGCCAATCAAAAGTTTGTTCTGCTCTGGTATATTTATTAAAGAAAGGTCTTGTTTGGCCGTGTTAATAACCCCGACCCTGCGGTAACCCAAGTTCCAGAAAGACTCTGCTAACCTTGAGCCACCTTGGCCAACGCCAACAACAGCAAAATTAAAAGCAGCATCTTCAAAAGTATCTTTGATACTATCCTCGATAGGTTCGTCATCTGGCAAAGGTATATCTGGCAAATCAATACCTAAATCATCCACGCCCAAAGCTTCTACTGGTGCGGAGGCTTCTGGTTCTGCTGGCGCAGAGTCTGGAGCTTCACCTGCTGTCAATGAAGCAGGAGGTTCTAATCCCGGTAGAGGGGTTTCTTTTTTGTCGGGATAATAATTTGAAATGTCTGTATCACTCATCTTCGTAACCTTCTTCTTCCTCTGAGTTATTTTGTATTCTGGTAGTTATATTCTCAAGAAAGCTTTCTCTAGAGATCTCTTCCATGGCTTCTGACCAGTTTTTAACGAAATACTGCAACGACATTGCATTTAAATCATCGGATATCTGTGCGTGTACTTGTGGCTTCGCGTTTTCGTCAAAACTAAATAACACATAACCACCATAAGACATTTCGCTAATGTTATCCAGAAGATCCTGCGGGATACTGCCGTATTGAACTTCTTTACTCATCATATTATATTACACCTAGTATTAAATTTCAACGCCAAAAGTATCAAAAATATAAGATCTACTAAGATTCTTTATATCTTTTGTTTCTATTTCCAGAACGTTAAATTCGTTCATCTCCAACCAGCTTATTTTTTTCATATCTCTTTTTATGGAAGCCAGATACTTGTCTCTAGACCCTCCATGGAAAAATTTATTGTATTGATTGTGTTGATCACCTTGAACTTCTACTGCTATCTTGCGAGTAAAATTTATCAGATCGACTTTCATTCTTGTGCCAAAAACAGGGAACTCTTCGTAACAAATGTGATTCTCCCAATGGTCTTTGAAGAAACTCTTTACCTCGAACTGTATCTTTGATCTGCATGACTTTTCCCAATCAATCTTGTATTTTACTACATTCTTGCTTACAAGCTTTCCGTTAATGTTGTAAAGTCTCACTCGCCTAGGCTGTTACGTAACATCCACAAAACACATTTTTTATGTAACATTGGTAAAACGTATACAACCTAAGCTAAAGTGAGAGTATCTTTTAACTTAGCAAACAGATATTCTGTAAGCTTAGGATTCTCTTCTAAATAGGCAGTGAAAGCATCTTCTCCTTGAATCTTCTCTGGAATCTCAAGTTTCTTATCTTTGAGTTCATCAATCAATTTTTTGTTGATAGTAACCCAAGAGCCTGCTTTCTCAATAAAACCCCACTTTAAAAGTGAATCAAAAATCTCATACTCAATCCAAACACTTTTGCCGCCCGTCCTGCCGTACCTAATCGGGTATCTAATTTCTGCGCCGGTTGTTTCGTTAGGTGTTTTCTTGAATATAATTTTACACCAATGACCGTCAGGATTTCCGTCTTTAGAAGCCTTGGATGTTATTTGATCAGCCTTGTGGCGTTTCTGAAATTCGAATATCCAATCGGAGAAGTGAAGCAAGGCATTGCCTCCTGTGGCGTTTGTAAGCTTCGGGTCGCCTTTGTCATAAGGATTAACACTTACTGTGCTTCTAACCTGAGAAATCATAAAACAAATGTGACCTCTTGTGCTAATAGGCAGTGCCATTCTTTTAAGAAAGTTAGAACTTAAAACTGCGCCTCCTGCAACCTTGGTAGCCTCTGCATAGGAACGGTCAATATCTCCAGAAGGTATTAAAGAATCCATCGAGTCTATGATAAAAAAGTATTTTCTCTCGGTAGGATTATCTTTGATTAGGTTTGTGATGAATCCAATAACTGTCTCAAAAATATTAGATTTAAAAACAAACCACTTATCTTCGGAAGTGTCCACACCTGACCTGTCTATCATCTCTGGCGAGAGTCTGCCTTCGGACTTAACATAGATAACCATGGAGTTGTCTACTGTTTGCTGAAAATTTCTAGCAAAAGCTAACGAACAAGAAGTTTTGCCTCCCTCAGATATGCCACTAGCACGGATAATCGAAGGTCTCAACCCTCCTGCCATAGCGATATCTAAAAGTAAGCTACCGCTAGAAACTGTATAGTTTGCCTCCGTCTCAAAGTTGTAGTGCTCATGCTTGTGGTCTTTGAGGTATTGTTTGATCTGACCTATCGGGTCTAACGCGTCAATTTTTTTCTTTGCTGCCATCTCTTAAAAAGTCTAGTAAATTTTTTTTCTTTTTGATTTTCTTTGCTCTACCGAGCTTCTTGTCTCCTACATCGTATTTCTTTTCTGGACGTAAGTCAAGCTTATATTTACCCCATTGAACGACTAAGTATCGCTTACCGTTAGGGGAAAGGAACCAAATCAACGATTCCAGATTGTCGAACGGTATTGAAGCTCTAAACCAGAATTTTTTATCTGGATAAGCTTTAAGAAGCTTTTTTGCCGTAGCTATTTCTCTTTTCGTAGCCTCTCTATCCGACCAGATAGTTTTAGAATTACCTATAAATTTTTCAATTATGTACTGGTAGATAGTTAGCTTTTTTCTTTTCGGCATATAGCTAAATCATTATCTACCATACTTTCTACCAATTTGTCAAATGAAATCTCAGGCTTCCAGCCAAGTTCTTCTCTAGCAGGAGTAGAGTCACCATGTAAAAGGTCTACTTCTGCTGGCCTGTAAAATTTTTCATTTATCTCGGCCAAGACTGTATTTTCTTGAAAAACTCTAAATTTTTCGTCCATACCTTCGCCGCTCCAGAGGCCCGGTACATCTGCGTGAGTGAAAGCTCTTTGAACAAAATCTCTTACAGAATGCGTTTCGTTACTTGATAAAACATAATCTTTAGGTTTATCTTGGTTCATCATCAACCAAACGCCTCTCATAAAGTCCATACTGTCGCTCCAGTCTCTTTTTGAATCTATATTTCCTAGCTGAAGAGGTTCAAAAGATAAATTATTATCTAATGCATACTTTATTTCTGCAACCTTTTTCGTAATTTTTCTAGTTACGAACTCTTCTCCTCTTCTTGTACCTTCATGGTTAAATAGGATAGAGTGAACTGCATACAAATCATATGACTCGCGATAAACTTTTACCATGTGTCTGGCGGCAGCTTTAGAAGCTCCATATGGACTCCTAGGTTTAATCGGGTGATCGATATCCTGCGGACTGTAATCTACGTTGCCAAGTTCTTCTGAGGAGCCTGCGCTGTAAAAACGACAGTCAGGCTTAAATTTTCTGATGGCCTCGAGACATCTAACAACACCGCCTGTATTGACATCAAGAACACTCAAGGGTACGTCCCAGCTAACACCAACAAAAGAGTTAGCTCCAAAATTAATTAAGTAATCTGGTTGCAGTTCTTTTACCAAACTGTCTATGCTTGCGCTGTCTGACAAGTCCCCGTCTACTAGCTCAAAATTTTTGTTGTTTCTAAATTGTTTAATGTTAGTATAATTTGGTGAGCCAGACCTTCTCATCATGCCATAGACATGAATGTCTCCTTGCTCCAAAAGAAGCTCTGCCATGTTTGCTCCATCTTGACCTAAGATACCTGTAATTAATACTTTTTTCATTCTAAAATACTTTTCTTTGTGAACCTATAAAGACACTCGTACTGTTTGACGGCTTTTTTTAAAGTGGGAACCATGTTATCTGGCAAATCTTTAAATTTAAAAAATTTAACATCCAGACTTTCGTCGCTCTTCTTTATATTATAGCTAGTAGGATAGCCGATCATAAAAATATCTACGACTTGCTGCATATAATCATCTTCTAAATAATGACGTAACGTTCCAGATTTTGGGTCAGAGTAAACACAAAACAAATCATCTAACACTACATCTATATTAGTTTCTTCTTTGACTTCTCTTTCGATGCACTCCGCTATTGTTTCGCCGGGGTCTAGCCTGCCTCCCGGAACACACCACATATCACAATCGGCTCTAAGCTCTAGTAGTATCTCCTGCTCTGGGAAAGGCACTGCGTACTCTTTTATGTAGCACTGAGCGAACTGTTCTGCTGTCGGAGGGTTTATTGCGTGGATATCTCTGTACCCTTTAATAATTAAAGCACCGAGCCCTAGACTGACTTTGCACTCCTTGTCTATCTTATCTAAAAATTTAAGTTTATGCTTCACCAGTAAAAAGTTTTAATTTTAGATAACGACACAACGCCTTTCTGGCTAACAGCTTCTGTCGCGCACTTATTTGCAAATTTTATAGATTTCTCTATATCTTCAGTATGGACGAAAGTTGATACAAGTCCCGCTAGGAAAGTATCCCCCGCTCCGGATACGTCCTTAACCTCCACTTCTGGGACAGAATAAATTTTATCTTTATGCTCGCAGCCCTTACTCCCTAAAGTTTTTACAAGCTTATTTTTAAATTTAATATCTTGAAAGATATTTTTAGATTTATTATACTCTACTTCATTTATTTTGATAAAAGATATATTTTCTGCCCACTCTCCTATTTCTTTTTTCGTATCTAAAAAAGTTAAGTTATGAATATTAGAAATTGCTT